TTAGACCTTGGAAATGATATTAATTGGTCTTCTAATACATCACATACATTCTTTCTATGAAATATCAAACCTTGTCTATAAAATGAAGCTAATGAAGCTATACGTTCTTCTTTCTTAGCTCTTGCTTTTAATTCTATTAATTCAAATACGTTATTCCTTCTTAACATTTCGTTCCTCAATGGATAAGTTATAAACTCATTTAATGATGTAACCTCTAATCCTACTACTCTAACTTTCCAATCATCCACCATCTTAAATATAGCCTCATATAACTCATCAGGATATAACCTTTTAACACACATATCTCTTACATATAATCTATTAGAGTCGCAATCAACTCCAACACATATAACAGCACTAAATGCTGAATGTAATTTAACTGATTTAGCAGGGTCAACTAGTATTACATTTTCTATTCTATGATTATCTTTATGTAAGTCTTGTTCTTCATACGATTGAAAGTAGTCAGGTTTAAATACTGCATCTTCAATTGATATAGGTACATTCATATACTCACGATAGAATACATCAAGTAATCCTTGCTCACGATACTCATCTACGAGTTTCTTTACTTTCTTATCAGGCATAAAGTCAGGCCAATTAGATTCATAATACTCATTACATAATGATAACTTTAATTTAGTCCAATCACTCTCTTCTAAAAGATTTTGTAGTAAAGCATCTTCATGCAGTACTGTACCAATCATTATAATTCTCCAATCGTCTCTAGCTCTATTAACTGAGTTAGTAACATCAGCATAAAACCATTCCCTTAACTTTTGTCTTTGTTCTTCACTTCTAACAGATTCAGCATTTTCCAAATCATCTATAATAATTAAATCTGGTCTTTCATTACCATGTAGTAATCCACGAACTTGCTGTCCACTACCTCTAGGCATTACCATTGTACCACCTTCTGTAATCCATTGGTCTTTAGAGAATTGGTCTGACTTAACACTACCAAATAATTTTGTAACATTCTCATTCTGCATTAATTCCCTTTTTAAATTCTCTGCTTGTAGTACAGCACTTGTAGCACTAGCTGATATTGGTATAATAAATTTCTTATCTTGAAATAACATATATCTAGATGGTAATGCTAAATTAACTAATGAAGTTTTACCAAATCCCCTAGGAGCAGCTATAACTAATTTTTGTACAGAGTTATCATCCAACACTTCAAATAGTTGCTCATGCATTCTACTAAATGGTAAATAAAATCTATCAGGAAATAAAACCTTCGCTGTCTTAGCCGTAGATAAATAACACTCACTCATTATTTGTTTTACTTCTTCTGTAATCATTACACCCCTCTATAATTAAGTGTTATATGAATCTGAGACATATTATCATTAGCGTCTGTAGTATTACCTGTTTGTAAAGTAAAGAAGAACCAATCTCCTTCATAACTTCCTGGCACTCCTTGAGCATAAGCATTTGTTGTATCAACTGAACCTTGTCCTGCTGCAGTTCTAGTTACAATATCATTATACGCAGGATATTTATGTGGAGTGCTAGATGACCTCATCCATCCTACTAAATCTAAAGTATCATAATCATCTGAATCACTACCTGCACTTCTACCTACACTCCATAAATATAATCTCCAAGGAGTTGTAGATGCAGCTGGTACACCAGCTAAAGTATATTGAACATGACAATTAACTATATGACATTTTGTAGGTATCTGAAATCCACCACCTGCATTAATATGAGTATGTATTAAAGCTTTGCTCCATTTATTTGTAGCACCTGCTCCATTAACAACTCCAGCAACTGGACATACACTTGTATTAATCATTGCATAAGTATTTGTACCTGTACTATCTGTTAAATTAGTATCCCAAGTTCCTGGTGATGACATGATTCTATGATTATTTGAACCTGTTACTAAAACGGGACTACCTTTACCATATAACTCAAATCTTCCATGATTAGCAGCTTGTGGTGGAAATGAAGATATATGGTCATAATTTGTAGTTGTACCATTATATCTAGTTAACTCTAAAACTGTATTCGCAGAAGTTCTTTTAAATCTAAATGTATTATTAGCATCTTTAGGTCCAAAATAAAAAGTAGCTTGCCCATCATCAATTTGCATCTCAGGACCTCTTTGAGCGTAATTACCATTTAAATCTATATCATCATCCCATTCTATATTTGCTGAAGCATTTTGCTTAGGTAACTTACCTATAGCTCCATTAGGATTAATATCTGTAAGTTTAATTTCATCTACTCCACCTTTAGCATGTCTATCTTTATGTAATTTAGGTTCATGTAAATCTGCTTGTGCAGTTAAATCTGAATGTTTCTTTACTGCCATAATAAATTACCTCCTTCATCTGTAATTTGGTTTTCTGTATCATCTACAAGTATTATTACATATGGTGGTAAGTAAGGATTTTCATATATAAAACCTTGATGTGTATCTACACCTATATCTGAATACTGTGA